ATGAGGGGCAGCTCTGGGTGGACACCTCCGTGACCCCGCCGGAAACGAAGATATGGGACGGGAACGAATGGGTGGTGCAGAACGACATTGAAACGATCCGCACCACCATTTCCATTCTGACCGAGAAGGACGCACAGTTTCAGCAGACCATCGACGGGCTGAACAGCTATGTGGCGACCCTTACCGAAACGGTGGAAACAGTGTCCAATGACCAGGGTGTCCTGGAGGAACGGATACTGAACTCCGAGAGCAGGGTTTCGGAACTGGAACACACGGTGGACGGGCTGTCCGTCACCATGCAGGAGCAGTACATCGGCGGCATCAACTATGTGCAGAACTCTTCCGGGCTGAACGGCATCACGGATGATTGGAGCTACTCCGGTACGGTAAAAACAGATACCTCCACCGATACCCAGAACAACACCATTTCCGACTCCTGCTTTGTGCTGGGCGCATACTCCTCGTTGTCGCAGTACATCCGAGGGGTGGTTCCCGGCACTTATACGATCTCAGTTCGGGCAAAGAAAACCTCGACCATGTCCGGGTATTTCTATGTGACCTACAACGGAAACAAAACCAAATACCTGTTCAATAAGTCCACGGCATTTGACTGGACGGACTATTCCGTGACGCTCACGGATGTGACTGACCCCACACTGCGCATTTACTGCTACTGCCGGGATACATCCATCTACCTTGCCGACATCATGATCTCCGAAGGGGCGATACCCCGAAAGTGGACACCCGCACCCAATGAGATCTACACGCAGGAGGTCAAGATCGACAAGCGGGGCATCGAGGTATCCAACAGCGCATCGTCTCAGCGGACGGTCATCACAAACACGGAGTTCGCCGGTTACTACAACGACGAGGTGATCTTCACCCTGAACAAGGACGAAACGCAAACCAAGAAAACCACGGTGGACGGCGAGCTGACCGTGGGTAAAACGAAGTTTGTCCCGATGCCGACGGCATCCGAGGGGTTGAACATCGTCATTCTGGATTAAGGAGGGAAAGCTATGGCAACTTGGAAAAGCGCAGCATACGATGGGCGCTATCTTCAACTGGACATTTCAGAAAGCGTGAATGTGGTCGGTAACAGCTCGACACTTTCCTGGACGCTGACCTCTACCGGTGGCGCATCCACTTATTACACCATTGACACGACCACTGTAACGATCAATGGTACGACCGTATATTCAAAGGACCGTACCTATTGGGATGACCGTGTTTTCCTGGCAAAGAAAGGTTCTGTCAGTGGCACGATTACTGTAGCTCACAACAGCAACGGCAGCAAAACGATTGCGGTCGGATTCTCGACCCGTGTGTATATCTACGGTTCACAGGAATACGGCGGCAGCATGACGCTGACTACCATTGACCGCTCTGCTCCCACAGTTACATTCAGTACATCGAATGTCACGGCAAACGGGTTCAAAATCTCCGCTACATCCTCTGCCACGGCGGACATCTGGCAGTACAGCACAAACGGCGGTTCGAGCTGGACGCAGTTCTCAACGACGGCATCCACCAGCGCCAGCGTAACATTGTCCTCACTTTCGCCGAACACGAGCTATACGGTGAGGGTCAGAGCAAGGCGGCAGTACAACCATGTCTACGGAACTTCCGGCAGTTCCACGGTCAAGACGCTGGGCGGTGCTGTGGTGAATAGTGTCAACACGGTGACGGCGGACAATGCCACGGTTTCCATTACCATCAATGTGACCGTGTACGAAGCCTCCTACACCAATACGCTGGTGCTCAAAAACGGCAGCACGACCATCCTGACTATTTCCGGGCTTTCCTGGTCGAAGGGCACGGCGAACCGCACGGTCACGCTGACATCGGCGCAGAGGATAACGCTGTTGAACGCTATGGCGTCCATCAAGTCCTTTATAGGTACCTTTGCGGTTTCGTCTTACAGCGGGTCTACGCAGATCGGCAGCACCTCAAGCAAGACCGCCACTGTACTGACCACGGCAACCAATTCTGCTCCAACCATAAGCGGATTCACTTATGCCGACAGCTACACGACCACGAAAAACCTCACAGGCAACGACCAGCTATTCGTTCAGAACTACTCGACCCTCAAGGTCACGCCCGGAACGGCAACTGCAAAAAACGGTGCCAGTATTTCCAACTACACAGCTTCCTGCAACGGGCTGTCATCCTCTAACACTACCGGCTCTGCCTTATCTGTTGGAAAGATCGCCAAGTCCGGCAGCGTAACGGTCACGCTCACGGTCACGGACTCCCGCGGTTATACCGCCAGCGTTTCCCAAACTATTACGGTCATCCCATACGCAAAGCCGAAGGTGTCCTCGGTGACGCTCCGACGAACCAACGACATTGAAGCGGAAATGCAACTCAAATTCAGCGGTTCTATTTCTGCTGTTACCGTAGACGGGACGCAGAAAAACAGCGTGGTTTATGTGCGGTATCGGTACAAGAAAACCAGTGAGAGCAGTTACGGCAGCTACACCAGCATCTATTCCGGCACGACAAAAAGCGGAACCTCTTTCAGCTACTCCAATTTGGAACTGTGCAATCTGGATGCCAACAGTTCCTACGACTTCCATTTGCAGATCCAAGACAAGCTCTATTCTTTGAGCAGTCTGGATCTGTATTTTACTGTCCCGCAGGGTACGCCGCTCATTGCGCTGCGGAAAAAGAAGGTCGGCATCAACACACCGGAGCCGCAGGCAACGCTGGATGTTGCCGGAGATATGCGGGTGGACGGGTCACCCCTTGCTGATTTTGTCATTCAGCAAGGGACAAGCGGCATCTGGAATTACCGTAAATGGAAAAGCGGTACAGCGGAATGTTGGGGTCAGTATTCCTTTACGACCGCCATTTCGACGGCATGGGGCGTGCTCTATGAGAGCGGCGCAATTGCGCTCCCTAATTTTCCATTTACCTTCGCGGAAATTCCTCATGTCCATATCTCCACGGAGAACAGCAATTACGCCATGTTTGTGGAGCGAGGCAGTTCGAGTAGCTGGTCTACAACGACCAACCCCGGAAAGATATTTGCCGTAAGACCAAATACGGTACCATCGGCAACCTACAAGGTATCAATCTATGCCATCGGAAAAGTGTGACGCTCCGGCGTCACTTTTTTCATACACAAATTCAACTTTCAAAGGAGGACAAACAACATGAAAGAATTCTGGACGACCATTCAGGTGGTGTTCGCCGGTATCGGCGGCTGGCTGGGATGGTTCTTGGGAGGATGTGACGGCTTGCTTTACGCACTTCTGGCTTTCGTAGTCATCGACTACATCACCGGCATCATGTGCGCCGTGGTGGATAAGAAGCTGTCCAGCGAAGTCGGATTCAAGGGCATTTTCAAAAAGGTGCTCATCTTCGCTCTGGTCGGCATCGGGCATATTCTCGACACCCATGTCATCGGCAGCGGCTCGGTGATGCGTACCGCCGTCATTTTCTTCTATTTGTCGAATGAGGGCGTGTCCCTGTTGGAAAACGCCGCATACCTGGGACTGCCCATTCCGCAGAAGCTGAAATCCGTGCTGGAGCAGCTTCATGACCGCAGTGAAAAGGAGGATGAATAACATGGCTTACACGAACAGCCCCCTGGTGTCCTACACCAAACTCAGTCCGAACCACTCTGGGCAGCGCACCCACAGCATTGACCGCATCACGCCGCACTGCGTGGTGGGTCAGTGCAGTGTGGAAACGCTGGGCAACATCTTTTTGCCGACCTCACGGCAGGCAAGCAGCAACTACGGCATCGGCGTAGATGGTCGGGTCGGGATGTATGTAGAGGAGAGGAACCGCTCCTGGTGTTCCTCTTCTGCAGCCAACGACCAGAGAGCCGTCACCATCGAGTGTGCCAGCGACAATTCCGAGCCTTACGCTTTTAAGGATGTGGTGTACCAGCGGCTCATTGAGCTTTGCACCGATATCTGCAGGCGCAACGGCAAAACCAAGCTGCTCTGGCTGGGCGATAAGACCAAGACGCTCA